CGACAATTCTTGTTAAATTTGATTGATCTATACTCCTGTTATTTTGCAAATATGTCACACCATCAATTTCAAATTCAAATGGTGCAATATCACGCTCCACTCTTAAATCGTATAATTCTTTTTTTATTTCTTCTATTTTTTTGTCTCGATTAAATACAATTTTACCATTTTTAATAGTTTCATAATTCTGTAATTCTACAACTTTTCCATCCACAAAATACAAATTTGGATTTACTTTTACTTCCTGATATTCTATTTCTTCCACTACATCTCCAACCATTGTTGGAGCTAAAAACGACGCCTCTTTGTTTGTGCTTAAAACCAAATAAGTTTCCTTGTTGTACATTACTTTTAAAGTGTCGGTCTTGAATTTTTTTAATTCTTCATACCAATCTTTATTATCTTTATTAAATATGGCAATGTATTTCATACCATCTTTAAATTGTTTCGCTTCAGTTCTATCTACTATAAATTTCATTTTTACCTCCTTCTATGCAAATCCTATGTTTAACCATTGTCCGTTTCTAAAAAATTGCAACGCCCTCAATTGTGCGTAATCACCTGTTCCCAGAACAGAATTAGCATCATGGTTTCTTATACCTGTTACCACATAACCGCCTCTTTCAGTAGATGTATTTGCACCCCACAGAGGTAACTCCATAAACCCTGCAAGTCTGATGTCTCTTATATAATTCTGCCACTTATCATTATTATCTTGGTTACGTAAATCATACAAATGCTGTGTCCTGTTCCAAGCGTCATCAGCTCTTCCTCGTGCTGCGTTTACATTTCCATCTATCACGTTCATACGATTATCTCTTGCAGCCATATCGTGATTATCCATGATTTCGCACCAATTACCACCATTACGATTCGGTACTTTATAATAAGCTCTCCCGCCGTTAGTATGATATGTACCAGCATAACTCCCACTCGAAGAATACATATCTAGAACACTTGGTGTCCAAGTGTTAGATAAATTCGCTCTTAATACAAAGTCACTATTATTATTATTCCTATATCCTTTTGAAAATGGAATATACGGTGTTAAATCAGGCTTTGGAGCTTCTAGTTTTATTTTATCGCTTATCGTATTAAGTGCTACTATTCCTGCTGTTGTATCCGTTGCTACATCTGTGTATTTTACCCTTTTAATTAATTCATCATCTATTATTTTATTGTCTTCAACAAAATCAATTCGCTTCGGATATTCATTCCCAAGCCATTGATTGAGTCCTAAACTTGTCTTGTTTTTCGCCGGCATTCTAAATCACTTCCCTTACTCTTTATATTTTTCTCTATCTTCCCAACTTAAATTTAATGAATCCCAAGAGTCCCAAGTTTTATTGTATCTATCAAATTCATCCCAAGTCATGTAGCTGTAAACTATTTTATAACCTAAATGAGCAGGTTTATTTAATTCAATAAAATTAATAAAATTTTTTAAATTTGGGGGTACTCCGTAAATACTTGTAAATTTTATAATAAAATAGTATTCATTAAACACTTCTGTTATTTCAACTTCTCCATTTGTAAATATTCTGGCTTGCTCTTTTAAGTTAGCTGGTGAAAATATCTGCTTTGATAATAAACGATATAAAATTCTATCCCGCCTATCCTGTAAACTCAAATTTAAATCGGGTTCTAAATTCATAAATTTTTCATATTTTGAAACCTGTTCTTCATTGAAAAAGTTTAAAAAGATAAATCCATTATATCTTTCGATATCTTTTTTTATATTTTGAGTTTCCATTATCAAACTTTTTATTAAGTCAATTTGTAAACTATTTCTAGCAATTTTTGATACTGCCTTTATTTTACTGTTCATTGACAACAACCCCAGTCACTACTAGTATCTCGTTACTACTTACTGTTATATTTTGAATATCGTTATTAATTAAAACTTTACAATCTTCCACACCATTAATAGATAAAACTATTTTCTCAACTCTGTTAATTGATAAAATTTTCTGATTATTTAAAGTATAAAGTGCTGAATTATCTTTTATCTGCTGATTTATTTTAGAGGTAATCAAATCAGATACATCGCTTAATTTTACTCCAGAACTTAATATGATCCTCACACTTATTTCAATATCTTTGCTATCAAAACTTGCTACAGTAACATTAGCTCCGACTGGTCTACCGTTATCTGCTTCTATTCTTTCTTTTACTTTTTGTATTAAGTCCTCATTGGCTACTCCATTTTTGTAATTGGCAATCCTTACTTTTACCGTTCCATTTCCATTCCACAATGGTTCAACAAGAACTCTACCTACTCCATCTACTTCTTTTGACCATTTCTCATAATCATAAATATTTCCACTATGTGCTGGTTTTAGTATTCTTTCTTTCGCTCTTGATATTAAAACATCATTAGGTTCTTTTTCATATCCATTTGTAAACGATTTCTCATTAATCACTGTAAAAATATTAGCATTAGCAATTTCAAAATTTGCTATTTCTCCAATAGCACAGTTCCCAATCTCCCCTCTTTGTAAACATTCCACCACAGCAATCGCTTTTTCATTTGATAATATTGTTGTATCATAAAGCAATTGATACTTTGTACCATCTGTTTTTAATACTATTGTTCCAGCGGGTATCGTAGTGCCAGGTTTTCCTGTTATTAATACTTCCCCAGTTGCTTTAGTTCCTTGTTTTCTAGTTACCCCAAAAAGCATTGCATGATAGTCAACAAATTCATCCTCTGTTGCGGTATCAATAAAAGTTTGCTTAACCCAAAATTCTAGCAATTTATATATTGCTTCAGCTTCTATTCCGTAAGCACTCGCAATGTCAAAATTAAATGTTCCTTCTATTTTAGAAAAATTATTTTCCAAATTAGATAAAAACTTATTCCTCGCTTCTATTTTATTCACTGTATAACACCTCACTTTCTCCGTAGACGGTAGAGACATTAAAAGAGACTTTTAAATTATTATCATCGTTGTTGTAGTTTAATTCAAAATTATAGCAGTCCAAAATATACGGATTAACTAATAAACAATCTTTAATTTCTGAAATAATCAAAGCATTTTTTATACTTTCCTGATAAACCGTACCAATATGTATGTCCAAATCATTTCCATAACTATCCGAATGTATTTCGTAAAAATTTCTTTTAGTTTTAAGTGCTTTAAATATCCATACCTTGAGCGCCTCGTTTCCAGTCAATTCAACAAGTCTATCGCCGTTTTTCAATGGCTCTAATGTATCTAAATCAATTGCATACTCTGTAAAAAGGGGTAATTCTTCTTTTTCTGTATTTTGACTCAAAAATAATTCTTCAAAATCCATATTTACACTCCTTCTATTGCACCACTTGGCATTTTCACTATTTTACTAACTACCACATAATTTATCCCCAATATCAAAACTAGCACTTCATCTCCAACTTTTAAAGTATCTTCAAACCATATATCCCTACTACTTTTATAAGTTCCAGAACCTTTAATTGTCGAATGGTCATGAGTGTGTGAAGCAGGTCCATTTCCTATTGCCGTTTGAGTTGTAGCATTAATAGTTATTTCATCAATAATACCGTCTATTTTATAAGTTCTGTGATAATGTGGTAATAAGAAATTAGAGCAGTAAATTTGTTCTGAAGGTATTTCCACATTATCAAATTTTATTTTTAATTCAGGCGGTGGACTAGTGACACTAGCTCTTATAAAATTGTTGGATTGCTGTTGCACTCCATTGTCAATCATATTGTTAAGTATTTCAAACATGCTCATTATTTAGCACCTACCTTTTTCTTATTTTTCTCATTTGTCTTGCTTTTCTCACCTTTCTTGTTTTTCTTGCTCTTTTTACTTTGTGATTTTTTCGATTTTGGTTTTTCTTCAAATTCAGATTTATCCATCACATTTTCAAAAGTTAATTCTATATCACAATAATACATATCATTTTCCCAAGTATGCGTATCATTTTTAACTAAAAAACTACCAACAAGGTTCGTGTGTGGCTCGTGTATTCCTATTGAATAACCACTTTGTATCAAAACATTACCAAGACAAGTGATATTTCCTGTTTTTTCAACACTTTTCAACATCTCTTTCGCATTACTGATATTATCCCTATCCTTGTCATACTGCATTACTTTTTGAAACAATCCGTATTTTTCCTTGTCTTCTTTATTTTCTACTTTATCTACTATTTGTTGTTTTTCTTTTTCAGTTTTATAGATAACAATTTGATTCACCATTTGTTCAATATCTTCACCATATTTAGAACTTTTTATATCTTGCTCAGAGTTTAGCATAACATCTGCCAAACTTCCTTGTTCCACAACTTCTATTTTTCCATCATTACTAACAATAGAATATATTTTTTTATCTTTTCTATGCTGAATCGTATAAGCGTTCAAAATTATTTGATACCCACTCTTATTAACTGCTGGATAAGTGCAATCCACTTTGTCTTCAGGTATATTCCCAACTTCCAATTTTAACTCTCCACAAATTTCTTTTAATATTTGTGATGGCTTTTTCTTATTAAAGTTTTTCACAAAATAATTTTTAT